TCTTTTTTCCACCAATTCCACCATTCACGCTTTACAACACTTGCTTCTTCGGCGGTGGGGTTTTGTTGGTATTGAGCGTTCCACTGGAACAGTGGCATAGAAGCCTTAGTTTGACGCAGAGAGGATAATGGCATCCACTCAGGCCACAAGGCTCGTTCATCTTCTGTATTTTCGTTAAAAATTGCTGGAAACTCGATGACTTCATATTGATCCGCTTCTTCATTCATGGACATGTCACGTACTACTTTACCCGTTAAGTCATCCATATGCCAGCGAGTCTGCACAATAGCCACTCTACCACCCGGCATTAGACGTGTACGAGCACCATAAGTGAACCATTCGTATGCTTTGTCAAAAACGTCGTAGTTTCCGTTAATTATGTCCTGTTCGTTATGTGGGTCGTCAACCAAAAGTAAGTCCGCACCACGACCAGCAAGGGCAGAACCAACACCACAAGCATAATACTCCCCACCAGCATTAGTATTCCAACGCCCAGCAGACTTGTTATCTGCCGCAAGAGTGACTGTTGGAAAAATCTGTTTATATTCAGTCCTGTCAATTAAGTTCCTCACCTTCCGTCCAAAGTCCACAGCCAGATCAGTCGTGTGGGAGACCATTAACACCTTTTTGTCGGGGTACTTACCTAAGAACCATGCCGGAAAGTAAATAGAGACAAGTTGGGATTTACCGTGGCGTGGCGGTATGTTAACGCACCCACGTGATTTTTTACCCTCGGCAATATCCATGAGCATATCTGCCAGAATTCTATGGTGCTTACCTACTTTATAGTCAGACTGCATCTTCTTACAGAACTCAATGAGGTCCATTTGACAGGCTTTAGCAGAACGTCGGGCTTCTAGCTCTTCTGCAATAACATCAACCTCCATCTGTTCTTCGGGGGAGAAGGCATCTATGTTGTCAAATAGGAACTGCAGTTCGCTGTCCGTGAGGGACGTTAAGTCATTAGGATTTTCTTGGGTTTGGTTTTGTTCCAAGCCCTCTGCCACCTCACTCACTATCTTTATCCTTTACTTCTACAACTTCTACTTCCTCTACTTCTTCCAGACCCAGCTCTTTGTCTAAGTCAATGACCTCGCCGTTCATCTTGACGGTGTTTACATCTTCTATTTCGGGGTGCATTAACCGTTGTATTTTTGCACGTAGCGACGACGTAAGGTCTTGTGTAGAGCGATGATTGATGGTTACTTCGGATTTTTCGGTAAATAAACCCACGTCTGTGATCTTACCCAGTAGTTCTAATGCCCGAATGCGCACACGTGGATCATCGTTGTTTGAATCCAACAGTAGCTTGTTTGTTACCAGGAGCCGAATCTGGAGTGCATTGTCTACGACACGAATACTAAATTCATCTAGTAGGGACTTTACGTGACCATAGGTTGCCGGTCTAATCTGGGGGGCTTTCTTAGCAAGAACCTTGTTTGCCTTGGGTTCGTTCTCTGCTATCTCATATAGCATCTGCTCCGCCTCTACCTTATCTTCTTCTGTAGGGGTCGTATCTAATCCCAGCAGTTCTGCTGTTTTGCAAGCTGCCTCTGCTCGTTCTCTAAAGTCCGTCAACTTTAGGTTTTCACTTGGCATTGGTATAGCCAAATCAGGTTCAATTTGTAGTTGCATCGGGTCCCGGTCCAGACGTTGATGATGAAGCGATTATATATTAAGTTTTTATGGTGTAGTTATTTTTTGTGTTGCTGCCCGGATTGCCCAGGTTTTTACCCAAAAAACCAATTACCGACCCCCATACAACATTAGGTTTTACAAGGCTGCCAGGCCGAAAGTTCCCGAACGGGACATAAAAATTTTTAGGGCTAGGTACTTAAAAAGTACAAGGGGGGTGTTCTCGCAGGTGAGTATCTGCTTACCCCCCAGTTTTATTAAAGAAGTCTTTATTTAGTTTTAGCTGTATTAAAGAACTCTTTAGTTGATGTGAGCACGGAGTTAATCCAGAACTCGTTTACTTCTTGAATACGCTTTGCCAATTCTTCGAACTGCTTGGTTTGTTTAGTGAAATCAAACATGGTTTTTCCTTTAAGTTAGTGAGGTTCCGTTGGGGAACCTTTGTTGCGGTGCAACATATGTGTAGTATATAACACAAAAAAATTTTTGCCTAGGTACTTACTTTTTCTTACACTTACACACTTTTTTTTACAATCCGGCGTTTTTATATATAAAAAATTTTTGCCTAGGTACTTAGTCGAGATACCGGGGGGTGTTTTTGTTAAAACGTAAAAACTCGGTATTGCTCGTGCGTAATAGCAAACTATGTAGTGCGGGGGACTCCTAAGCTGTAGCGTGGTGGTGGGGGGTCGCTGGTAGCCTGTCAAGGTTTGCTGTAAGGTTACAGCTATTGACAAATAATACCATATGATGTTATACTGTATTTAATGATTGGGGTTGTAAAACGGTTGCAAGGTTTCACCTAGTAACTACTCAATCAGATTCTTTCTTTAATAACCTAAGTAGTAAATTAATATCTCGAAAGGATATACCATGCCACAAGTAAATAAGGCTGATAAGCCAGTAGTATTGTTTGCCCCTTTGAACGCTGACGAAAGCCAGCACATTGTAAGCTGGTCGGGAATGGCTGACAATGAGCGGGATAGTAAAAACAAGTTGGTTGATGTATTTGTAGCCAATAAGCGTTTACCCTCTCACTTCATCGGGTTTGCTAAAGATGAATCTGACGTTGATGCTATCAAGTTGCGTGACAGTATCGTGCTCAATATCATCAAGGGCTGGAAGAATAACGGTGACGCTCTTAAATTGTTTAAAGCTGATACGGCTAGTTTAGATGTTAAACAGCAAGCTGATCAGGCTTTTTATAAGGACAAGTACCAAACCGATTATTACAATTTCCGTAAGGCTTTCAATACCCGCTTTGAGAAATCACAAGCTGGTGCGACGGCTGGAAAGAGTAAGCCAGCAAAGGATGACGTTCAGGCTTTGCGCTTAATCAATCAGGCAATTAAAAAGCTGACTGAAATCAAAGCGGGTTATGCTGGAATTGCTGATGATATTAAAGCTCTCAAGGCTCTAAATATCAAAACCAAAGTGATTGATCCTAATCCACCTAAGTAACCTGTAAGGTTACACTCAACAAACCACCCTTCGGGGTGGTTTTTTTTCGCTCTGATTTTGTGCGTCGCACAATAACTTAGCCTGTAACTTTACAGGGAACGATGCCAGTGACTTTGAGCAGCATGTAGCATAGGGTTGAGTTGTGCGGAGTTCTTATTGGTTGTATGTGTTGGGTTGTTATGTGGAGTTCTGTAAAATCGGCTTGATAAGATTTGATAGGCTGTGTCCTGTAAAGTTACAGCGAACGATGCCAGTGACTTTAATTGGCGGGTAGCACAGGGTTGGGGTTGATTTTGTAAAACATAGGGTATTCCCTACCTAATGTTCGGTTTTGACTTGCAATGTTCTTGGTAAAGTTCTTTTGTAAGTCCTTGATTATTAAGTAATGTTCGTAAAGTTCGTAAAGTTCGGTCGTTTTTTTGAATGAGTCTGGCAACGACTAGAAAAAAACTAAAACTTACTTTTACCCCCCAAAATCTTTTTTAGCACCATTGCCTAAAAAGGGCAGAACTTTACGAACATTCCGAACTTATCAATATATTCATATACTTATAACTACTCCAAATAAGAACTAATAAGAACTTTTATTCTTTAATACAATATGATACTCTTAGATACCAAAACCTTGACTTTGTCAAGCTGATAGCGTATAATATAAGAAGTTAGTAGAAGTTATTTTTAGATGTAATGTAATAGTATTAGGTAATATATAGTAGACTTTATCAACAACCGCAACATTCACAACATTCGCTGTAACCTTACAGGAGATTTATATGTCACAAGTAAAGAAGTACATTCCACGTTGTATGCAATGTGGCGAGGTCTATGACCTAAACCGTCTGCACCTAGGCTATACCTTCTGCCTACCATGCGGTGACGAAATCGCTAAAGAACGTAAGTTCACCATTGCACCCCTTAACAAGTCTAACTATGTCTGCATTACCGACTTAACCATGCTCAAACAACTTAACCCTAAGAGGACAATATGAAAGAGTTTCTTACATCAAGAGAAGTGGCGAAGGCTATATCCCTGTCGTTAGGTACTACCCAAAAGATGATTGATGCTGGTGAGTTTAAATACTTTATTACTTTTGGTGGGCATCGTCGGGTATTGGCTAGTAGTGTTGCCAAATATTTAACTAAACGCAAGAAGGAGCTAAAAGCATGAACCTTACCTACACCGCTACAAAACTAAGAACGTGTTGGGCTATCAGACCAAAGGGTGTATGTGGTACTTGTGGGTGGATCGGTGATGTAGCTTGGACAGTCAAGTATGTAAAACAATTACCTAAAGGAATGGAGATTGAAGCATGACTAAAAAGTACGAACCACGTAGCAGGACAACCCTGATTGAGGAGCGCAACCGCAATTCCTTGACCCAACTGCTAACCAGTAAGACACTAACCATTGAGGAGAAACAAGTCCTTGTCAAAGAACGCAACGAATACTTGTTCATCTTTGGCGATAACCTTACACCGCAAAATGGTAAGTCGTACCACGATTTTATTAACCACCTATATCTAGGAGATTGACATGGTAAAAGTAACTAAACCCGTAGCTAAACCTACCCCCTTACCACGTATTAACTACCAAGCAGATGATGCCTTGGCACAATGGCACAAGGAGAAAACTAAGAGCAGTATGTCTGAGGCATTTCGTGATGCCGATTACGCCACACCTATTTGGCGTTGTGAAAACGATTGGGATAGAACCAAGGAACAACTTGGGTGGGTAGTTATGTGGGTCTGCACTTTGGGTCTGCTCTATCTCATGGGTACGGCGTTTGCCAAGGTGATGCCATGAGAACAGGCGACGTGAAACGTATCGGGCGAAGAACCTACTGCATAGTCTGTTGGACTGACTACGATGTAACCCTGCAATCTATGGATGAGGAACGCATCATTATCGTGATGCCACGAACTCGCCTTGGTGGTCTGAAAACTGGACAGTAGTATCATATTGTCGTATAATATAGTATATAGTGGTAGAGTATAGCAAGATGTATCAAACTAACCGTAGCAACTAACGCAGTAACCTTACAGGAGAATCACCATGAATCAAAA